CTGCTATCGCTACAACAACCACTGGATCTGGATCAGGATTAACAGTTAACTTGACAACTTCAAATGGTGTTGTGACTGGTGCAGCAATAAATGCTGCAGGATCTGGATACGCAGTTAATGATACAATAACAATCGTGAATGCTAACGCATCAGGTGTTAAGACTCTAGGAACAATTGCTTCAGCAGGAACAGGATATTCAACTGGAACTGCAATCGCAACAACTAATGATGCATCTGGTTCATCCTTGACAGTTGATATTTCATCTGTAAATGCTACAGGTGGAATTACAGCAGTAGCAATTAACGATGATGGTACTGGATTTACAGCTTCTGATACTATCACAATCGTGAATGCTAACGCATCTGGTGTTCAAACTCTAGGAACAATTGCTACAGGAGGAACAGGATACGCAGCAGGATCTGCAATTGCCACCACATCATCTGGATCTGGTACTGGACTCACTGTAGACATAACTGAATCCTCAGGTGTTGTGACAGGAGTTACAATTAATAACGATGGATCGGGATATGCAGCATCTGAGGTTATAACTATTACTAACGCTAACGCATCTGGTATTAAGACTGTAGGAAACTTTGGTGCAACTGATTCATCAAGAACACCTGGCACTTATACCTTGGGAACATCTGATTACATTACTCAGGCATCAGGTGCTAATGCAACATTCACCGTTGTTATTGGAGTCGGTGGTACTGTTGATTCTATCACTGTCACAGATGATGGAGCTGGTTTCATTGTTAATGAGACAATCACAGTTGCTGATGCTCAACTTGGCGGTGGCGGTGCTGCTGCACTTACATTTGATGCAACAGCAATTCATAGTAATGGATGTACAATCCCAGTATCTGCTATACACGGAAATGGATGTACAATTCCAGTATCAGCTATTCATTCAAACGGAGCTACAATTGACATTGCTACAATATTTGCTAACGCTACAGTCGATGTATCGGCAGTATTCACGAACGCTACCTTCAGTCTATCCGACATCACATCTATGGAGGTTGGAGCAACTATAACTGGAACGACTTCTAATAGTACAGGAGTTATCACAGCGATGGATGCCTCATCTGTCACAGTTGATAATGTATCTGGATTCTTTAAGAAAGGAGAAACAGTTGGTGCTAATGATGTAACTAACTTAACTATCAGTTCATTCGGTTAATAAACTATGTCTGCAACAAGACCCGCAACTAAAACAGAATTAAAAGACTATGCTCTTCGTAGGTTAGGATATCCTACGATAGACATAAACGTTGCTACTGAACAACTGGATGATTTAATAGAAGAGGCAATAGATTACTACCAAGAATATCATTACAATGGTAGTTACCAAACCTTCATGAGAATAGAAGTTACTGAAGCTATCAGAACTGCAGCAAAAAGTTTTACACAAGAAGGTTCTACTCCTTGGTATGGGCAGAATAATTTCGTATCTACACCACCAGGCACTTTAGGTGTTAATCATGTATATACAAACATAGGTGCATCAAGCATAGTACCAGGTAATATTTTCAATATTAAATATCAAATATTCTTAAACGATATCTACTCCATGACTCATGGACAGATATTACACTATTTCCTAACATCTCAATACTTAGAAACTCTTGACTTTGTTACCAACTCTCAAGCAAATAGAAGAGTTAAATGGAACGAACATTCTAATAGACTTTACTTAGACTTTGATTGGCAAGACCTCACAGCAGGAGACTATATAATGGTAGACATGACAATGCGTCAAGATCCTACAGTCTATACCGACATGTTTAATGACAACTGGTTGAAGGATTATGTTGAGGCACTATTCCAACAGCAATGGGGTAGAAACCTAAGCAAGTATGATGGTATTCAAATGTTAGGTGGAGTGACTCTTAATGGTCGTCAGATACTTGAAGACGCAAGTACCTTCAAGTCAGATCTTGAAAAAGATCTTCGTGATCGTTATGAAACACCACCATTGGATATTGTAGGCTAATATGGCAATACAGAATTCACCAGCTCAAGATTACGTTCAGTCAGATTATTCTAATGCAGGACGTTTGAAAGCTAATGCTTCTGCTCAGGAGCAAAAATTTATTGAAAACTTAGTAGTAGAAAGTATTGAGATTTATGGGCAAAACATTTACTATGTTCCGAGAACGATTGTTAGTCAAGATACAATCTTTGAAGAAGATTCGGATGGAAAATTTGAGTCAGCGAAACCTATCAGAGCTTACGTCAATAATGTTGAAGGATGGGAAGGACAAGGTGAACTACTTACAAAATTTGGAATCCGTATTGAAGACAAGACGACTTTTATTTTCTCCCGTGAGAAATTTAAAGAAAACGTGGACGATTCTACGGTCCTTAACGTCGAAGGACGACCGAACGAAGGGGACTTAATTTGGTTTCCTATAACCAAACATTTGTTTGAGATAAAGTTTGTTGAAGTAGAAAGACCATTCTATCAGTTAGGTAGAAACTATGTTTGGGAGTGTCAATGTGAACTATTCGAGTACAGCGACGAAGAGATCAACACAGGTATTACAGAACTCGATGCTATCGAGACTGCTTTTGCAAATGCTATTACAGTTGGTCTTGTTGCAGGTGGTACTGGAGACTATACCGTTGGTGAAACAGTCACTGGTGGTTCATCTAACGTAACTGCTGAAGTTAAATCTTGGGATAATACTACAAGAACACTTATTGTTATTAATCGTTCTGGAACATTTACAGTACCAGAGACTTTGACAGGTGGTAGTTCAGGTGCATCCTTTACAACTGCTACATATAATACGATTGACAATGCTAATACTGAGTACGATCAAAACAACGACTTTGAAACTCTTGACAATCAGATTATTGACTTCTCCGAGGCAAACCCATTCGGTTCAGTCGGATCTATTACTGACAACACAATCTAATGCTAGGAACTTATTCATACAACGAAATATTTCGTAAGACAATTGTATCTTTCGGAACTCTGTTTAATAACATAGAAATCCGTAGATCGGATGAGGTTATGAAAGTACCTCTTGCATATGGTCCTAAACAAAAATTCTTAGCACGTTTAGATCAGAATCCAGATCCTACAAATAAAAGAGTACAGATAACTCTTCCAAGATTATCGTTTGAGATCAATGATATATCATATGACTCAACAAGAAAAGTCTCACCTACACAAAAAATTAAATTTAAGAAAGACACAGACGAAAATAAAAATGTATTCATGCCTGTGCCCTATAACATAGGTTTTGAGTTAGCAATTATAGCAAAGAACCAAGATGATGGACTACAAATTATAGAACAGATATTACCTATATTTCAACCTCACTATAATCTATCTGTAAAATTATTAACAACTGTTGGAGAAACTAAAGACGTACCTATAGTCTTAAACAATATAGATTATGAAGATGATTATGAGGGAGATTTTGCAACTCGTAGAGCAATCATATACACTCTATCATTTACTGCTAAGACATACCTCTATGGTCCTGTAACAGATGCAAAAGTTGTCAGAAAAACTCAAGTCGATTACTACGCAAACACAGATACTACTACAGCACCAAGAGCAAAAAGATATACTGTTACACCTGAATCTACTATTGATAGAGATGGCACAGTAGCAACAACTCTTTCTGGTACTATCAGTAAAACTGCTACTGGGTTTGCAGTTGCTAATGCTTCTGGTATCAATCAATGGGACAACATATACATTGGTGCTGAACTAATGAGAGTCTCTAACAAGGTTGGTAATAATCTAAGTGTTATCAGAGGGTATGAGAAGTCAATTCCTACAGTACATAGTGTAGGATCAAATGTATTCATAGTCAATGCTGATGATAATGTCTTAGTAGAATCTGATGATGACTTTGGATTCGGTGAGATATACTCTGAGTATACTGACATGAAGAAATACAATCCTGTAAGTGGAGCAGATGAGAACATCTAATGGAATTTTCTGGATTAGATAAAGCATTTGGAGAAGAACCGAAAGGTGATTTAAAGAAGCATGTTGATAAAGTTAAACCTCTTCTCAAAAAGAGTCAAGAGGATGACGTAAGGCATGACTACGAGACTGCACGTGCACAGATGCACAATCTGGTATCTAAAGGACAAGAGGCAGTAGACGGTATTCTGGAGGTCGCACAGAGCAGTGATCATCCAAGAGCATATGAAGTTGCTGCATTGATGATAAAGAACGTTGCTGATACTACAGAGAAACTTATAGATTTGCAACGAAAAATGAAAGAGTTAGATGCAGAAGAGAAGAAGGTGACTAACAATACTACCAATGCACTCTTCGTAGGAAGCACTACTGATTTACAGAAGATGTTAAAAAACATAAATAAAGATACTGAAGACAAGACAACAGACAAGAAATGACAGTTCTAAACGTATTAAGTACCAACGCAATAGCAGCAGGTGCGACTGAATACCAAGTTGTAAAGACTGGGTTCTATCGTGTCGTAGCAACCGCAGGAGATGCTACAGTATCATTTAATGGCGGACCTGCAATCACTTTGATTCAAGATGAGGCAATCCTACTTAAAGGTGGTAAGCCTGGTCATGCAAAGATTGTAAAAGGCGTTGATGATTCAACAGCAGATTATACATTAGGTAGACACCTACATGAAACATCATCAAGTCACCCATTTTCAGTGGGAGATTTTATTGCTGTAGAAGATGACGGTACTTCACCTGCTATTGATAGCAATTTTCTTTCTGCAGGAACTGTAGGTAAAAAGATAACTGCAGTTGTAGGTAATTTCGTTAGTACAGATATAGATTCTTCAAGTGCATCCGCAGATTACACATATGCTTCTGGTGCTCAAGCAGTTATGAAACGTGCCACTAAGGTGGTAGTTGCATCTAACGCAATCGTATTAGAAGAGATACAAGTAGTTGGAGGCTAAGATGCCTCTGGTTAATCAAAAGGCAGAGAAAATTGTTAGAGGTATGAAACGTCGTACCTCAGATTTTAAAAGACTCTATGGTAAACGTGACAAAGAAGTCATGTATGCGACTGCCAATAAGTTAGCACAAAAGGAAAACTTAAAGGTTATGTATTATCAGGATTTTATAAGATTAGTAGAGGGCAACCCTACTACACGTATGTTAAGTAAGTCTAAGACAAAACAGACTGGCAACATAAGTGCTGACAGAGGATCAGATGAAAAGGACAATCGAGCAAAACGTAAAGGTCTCGAAAAAGATTTAAAGAAAAAGGGTATTGGTTACAAGAAGGGTGTAGGAGAGTATAAATACAAATCTGACGATGGCAAAGAAGGTACAGGTCGTGAGGTCACGTACCAAACAAGTCCTAAAAAAGGAATGTCAAAACGTAGATTTGGAAAAGTAATGCGTCGTCTTGGTCGTAAACATGGTCAAGAATCAGTAATTACAAAAGACAAAGACAAACCTGCAAGACTACACGATACACAAAGTAAGAAACCAAACAAATCCGCTAATTTAGGAAAATCAAATCCAGGTAAAAATCCAAAAGGTGAAGGTGAGACATCAGGAACAAAGATTAGAAGTGGAAAACTCCCAAAAACAAACAAAAAAGCGTATCACTACAATTAAGAACGCTATAGATGCTCTACAAAAAGAGCATGATGAAAGTTGCTGTAAGCAACCCAGTAATAATGTTAGCAAAAAGCAATAATTGATACCAAACTACATACTCAATTGCTATACTATTATAGCTAGTATAGTAAATTTGTGCTGTAAAAATGTCACATTACACAGTAGGTTATCACGATAACTACAACGGACTACATGAAATTTGTGAGTATGCTGATGATGCATTTCATGCTATCAAACAAGCAGAAGAAGATTTAACAGGATTCAACTCTCCACACAGAGCAGAATATTGTATCAAGGAGGATTAGTTGGCACATCGCTTCAAAGAGATATTACCATATCATGAACCAAAACATGTACCAATTCTTACGAGAATATGGAAATTTTTATTGAAATCACAACGTATGACTAAGAACTACTTTAGATGAGATATAGATACTACTAATATTACCTATTAGAATATGTTATCTACACAATATCGTTTACGTCTTGAAACTATTTGTAAAGCAATAGCAGCAGGACAAGAAGTAAGTATAAATGATATGATATGGGCAGAGAAATTGGCAAAGGCAAATACATCCGCAAGAGGTATATTAAGAACTGCTCGAAAGATGGCAAGAAATCCAGAGGATGTATTTACAAACCAAATGAATTTGGGAGATGTTGATAAAGAAATAAGGGGTTTCGGAAAACCCGAAGATGTGGTAGACTGGTTTCACGAAGATAGGTCAGATGACTGGAGGCAACGTGATTAACACACAGGGAATGTCGTATGGTGAAAGTGATGATGGTAGATCACTTCAAGAACAACGTGATGCTATACCACCTTTGGAAACACGTAAAATGAATCTTCTATCTGATGCACTCAAGGTAGAGTTGAAACAACTCATTAATGAAGTATTAGATCAGAGAGAGCATCAAAAGAAATTGGAAGGTCCTTATGACTTCCCAGAAGATGAGTCTGAAATTGTTGTAGATGAATACGGAGATACTGAATGGATGTATAGAGGGACATATTAAGTGACAGATCCAAGTTTGCTTCATGTAGCATGTCTCGACTCACACAACACCAGTTACTTTTATAAGAGAGAGGATGG